TTCTAAAGATACGCATGTACCTATCGACATAGCCGTTACTGACATCTACATCTGATTGTGTGAACAAACGGAATATCTGTGTTAATAAATTCTTTTCTTCAGCAGTCATCGTCTGCCAATCTTTCACATCATTGTGCAGAGGTACGTCCTCTGGAAACCAGTGCATCTGATTCTGTTGTGAGTAGTAGTCGAACATCCAAGGATGGTCAAATGGTTTGTAGTATTCTCTAGTCCCTCGTAGGCTCATGCTGTGGCTCCCTTTAGCTTAGAAATAAAGCTGTTAAAGTATGCTGGTCTAAGCGGCTCTTGTTTGGTTGCTTTTTTATCTTCTGATGTTTGAGTTCTAGTTCTAAAAAACCCTTTATGTTCTGGGAACATGTCCATAAACTTTCTTGCGTAGAAAGCTGTGTAGTTGTTGTTTAGTTTGAACTGGTTAATACCATCACCACCTATATCTTTTTCCCATCTTATTCTTTCAAAAACAGCCTTCACGCTATAATTTTTATATCCTTTTGATATAATTTCTTTTGAAAACCGGGCAAACATATCCCAAACTTCTGGATTTTCTTTGTCAAATTTTAAGTATTGCTTCCGCATTTCATCTAGTCTTGTATCACTCATGCAACATCTCCCTCTTTAATAAAGACACCATGCGTATTCATGTGTCCTTTACGATCTTTAATATCATTATACGCTACCTTTAGGCATTGTTCTAAGGTAGTGTCGTTCATAATTGCTAGTGTGTTTAACACCACCAAACAGTCTCCAATGTCATCAGTCATATCACGCTGCTTGGCTATGTTATCTCCTAGCTCTCCTATTTCAGATACAAGCTTGGCAAACTGTGCAAGAGGTGTGCTGTTATTAACTATACCACGTTGCATAGCCCAAACGCTTATAAGGTTTATTAGTTCATCACTCATCATTTTTCTCCAATGGAAAAGCATTTAAATTAGCAGCCACTGTGCGGCGTTCTCCTTCGCCTTTGAAAGGATACACCATATGTTGTAACCAAGAAGGAAAGAAATACATCTTACCTACCTCTGGTTTCATAACAACACACTGAGTGGGCTTGAGGCGCTCTCTATCCAACGTAGAGCTTTGCCCGTAGCAAAAGGCTAGGTAGCCATCACAGTCGCCTGTAGCCCCATACAGGTTGTACTCAGAGTTAGATGTGCTTGGTTGGTTCACTATCTGTTCAGGTACTTTAGTCCACGTAGTGCAGCTAATACCCATGATCGTCTTAGTACCGTGATCGTGTATTGGATTGTAGTCACCTTCATAGCTGTGTACAGACCATAGCTCATCAATCTCTATCTGCCTGTCACCGTCTAGCTGCTGACCTGTCATGCCAAAGAAGTTACTCACGTACTGTACAGCCATGTGCTGCGTGTACATCCTGAACTCTTCTAGCTTAGGGTCAAAGTGATCCATCATTAGCTGCTCACCCTGCTGTATCTGACCAACAAGAGTACCTGCTGCTGACTTACGCTCTTCATCCTCTAAGAGATTGTCTAAATAAACATTTAGATTATCAACATGCTTTTGAGGAACCTCTGCTTCCATGAGAAACAAAGAAGGCAGTGGCAGCATTTTAATCTCTATGTCACTCATTTTTTTTGTTTTCCAAGTGTTCTTCAAGAAGCCTATTAAAACCTATGTCAAGTAATAGTTGTACTGCTGCAGGATCTAAGTCCAGTTCTACGTTAACAGAACCATCTTCATTTTCTATAACTTTCTTAGCAACTATTTGAGGTAAGTTGTCACTCATTCTACATCATGTCCCGCTGTAATGATAACAGATTTAAATACTTCAACCATGTATATAATATCTTTTATATCTAAACTAGCCGTAGACTTAGCACTCATAAGGTCTTCTTTAGTCCAACCAATGATAAGTACCTGTTCAAACTCATCTTTACAAGTCTCTAAAACTTCGTTAGCCGTGGCTTCTTCAGGCATTAAACTAATTACATTACTCATCGAAGTGTGTCTCCAACACAATAAGCTTGTCTTCAGCTTCAGCTATCTTACCTACAAGCTTGTCCATAGTCTCAATCAAGTTACCATGCTCACCTACAGCCACAGGATTATCTAGGTAGTTCTGAACCTCTGCTTTGTATACGTCTATCTCAGCGTTGTACAGGCGTTTCATGGCTCTAATCTTTGGGTCTATCATTGTAGCCCTCCTCCAATAAATCTTTGTACTTGTTTAGGTACTGCTTGTAACTAAGCGGTGCTTCTTTCTGCTTGATCTTGTCATTCATGTAGCTCGACCACATCTGCATACAGTAGTGACTGAACTGCATTATCTTGTCATCTTGCTCTCTATAGTATAACAGGTACTCAGGCCAAGTCGTATATTTTTTTAGTTCCTGTATGTAGAACTGTGCTCTGTATACGGGGTGCTGCGTCATGCCAGTTTGCATTCACAAATGTAAAGTGCGCCGTAGTAGCTACACATCTTAAACTCATGGCTTTCACAATGGACTTGATCAGGCCCTAAGTTTTTCCACTTGTTGCCGTCGCCTGTCATGCTGCATCCTGAAACAAATAACAAACACGCTATAAATACTTTTTTCATGCTTCTTTCTCCAAGTCCCATCGGCAAATGTTTTTATTCTTGCCCCGGCGTTTAAGTACAGAAAGTAGATTGTAGTCTTCTTTCCACCTAGTTATCCATGCTGCATTGTTCTTTTCTGCATCTTTAAATGTAGCATAAGTCATAAACAATGCGAATATTGTCAATACGTGTCCGTATATAAGGGGTATAACTCCTGACCAACCTGCTATAAGGCTACAGAAGCAAGCAGTCCACACCATAGATAACGCAACCATAAGGTACATTTGCATACTTACATCCCCAATGAACCTAAACGGATTGTATTTTAAGCTCATAAAAGATTCCCATGTGTAATAGAACCACATCATTGCTGCTTTAAACTTCATACTAAAAATCCAAGTTTGTTATTAATATCGTATAGTAACCAAATCACAAAGCCCAGCCCTATGGCAAGTATAGTGTGATACCATATCCATCTTACTTTATATATTCTTAATTCTAATCTACGTTCATCTTCAGCTAGATCGTAGTAGTCTATCATATCTTTAATTTTTTTTATTTTATCCCTCACAACTTAGACACTCCTCCTCTAAGTTAATTCTTGGGATCTTAATATTAACATTCTCTGTATTTCTAGCCGCTGTAGTTCGCAGGTAATACATAGATTTGAGTTTGTTAGCTCCTGTCCAATGAACATGATTAACATATTCCAAATACTCATCATGTACCTCCTGTGGTGCAGTAGCTGGTGGTGGTTCAAAGAACAGGTTTACTGACTGCGCTTGGCATACGTACTTCTGTCGCTGGTAGGCGTGTTCGATGACCCAAATTTGGTTAAGTTCAGGCGCTGTTTTAAATACTTCCTTTTCTTCTTCCGTGAGTTCCTGTAAGTCTTTAACAGAGCCTTCAGCAGCAGCAATATCTTTCCACGTTTGTTCGTTGTTAATTCCTCTGTCTTCAAGCAGTTCCTCCAGATACTTATTCTTTACTTTGTACGATCCCGTGAGAGTTTTGTGCGTAAATACGTTAGCCCTTGTAGGCTCAATAGAAGGGCTTGTTCCACCACATATAATACTACTACTAGCATTAGGGGCAATAGCAAGGAGATGGGAATTACGCAGGCCACTATCAGCCATGTCAGGAGCCTCCCCACGGTTTCTAGCCAGAATCCGGGAAGCTGTCTGAGATCTTTCTTTGATGAGTTTAAACGCTCTATTGTTGAAGCTGGCGGCGTACATTCCTTCAAAAGGGATTCCATTACGTTGAAGGTAACTATGAAAACCCATCGCTCCAAGACCAATCGCCCGTTCTCTATATGCACTATAAGCGGCTTTTGCAAAGCCTGTTTTATCTTGTTTAACATCTTTATTAAACTCCTCAAAGGTATCATAAAAGCGCCACGCATGTTCTCCTTGTGTAGCGTTATCAACAAAGTGTTCTATAACATTGTCAAGCATCGCAATGAGATCACTGATGAATACATCGTCTTCTTTCCATTCATCAAAATACTCTAGGTTAACACTAGACAAGCAGCACACCGCTGTACGCTCTTCACTGGTGGGCAGTGTGATTTCAGAACATAAGTTACTCTGACGTACTTTAAGTCCTAAATCTTTCTGCTGTTCTGGCAGAGCCTCGTTGCAGCGGTCTAAGTTAACAACGTATGGTTCTCCTGTCTCTGCTCTAGTGTGTACTAACTGCCACCATAAATCACGCGCTGGTAAAGTCTTTATCGCTTGCTTTGATTTAGGATCTATTAACCTCCACTGCTCATCATTCTTAACGGCTTCTAAGAAGTCATCCGTTATTGTAATTCCGTTGTGTAGGTTAAGACACTTACGATTAAGATCACCGCCAGTAGTCTTACGCATAGCGATGAACTCTTCAACCTCTGGGTGAGTGATGTCCATGTATGCCGCATAAGAACCTCTCCTTGTTACGCCTTGATTGAAGGCAAGCATCTGACTGTCAACTACGTGCATGAAAGGGATGCTGCCAGTAGACTGACTGCCGTTAGAAGTTGAAACGCCATTACTTCTAACATCACCCCAATATCCACCCAAGCCGCCACCTCCACTTGCCAACCATATGTTCTCATCATAGTGATCAGAGAGGCCACGCCTTGAATCAGGAACATAATTGAGAAAACAGCTAATAGGGAGGCCACGTGAGGTTCCCCCGTTGCTAAGTATAGGAGTGCTAAAACCGAACCAGCCCTTGCTTGCGTAACCGTAAAGTCGCTGTGCAAGATTGTAGTCAGTATGTCCTTGATACGTTGCACCATAGACGGACGCTCTTGCGAAGGCTTCTTGTGCATGTGTCTCCTCTCCCCAAAAGTAGCGGTCTTTGAGTGTCTCTAAAGAAAAAGTATCAAGCAGTTCTTCTCTATCATAGTCAATCTGTATCCCTAAATAATCCTGCTTGCCAATCTTTAATGTCATCTAAGTCATCCTTTTCTTTTAGTTGAGACTGCCTGTAGCTACGTGTACGTGCTTTGTTTTGTTTCTTATCTTTAGCTTTGTTCTTTTTATGGAACCTTTCTATACGCTCTGCTTTTCTATCGTAGCTGCTCACTGGGATGCCTCAACAAATAGTTCATCAAACGCTCTTCATACCACTCTGCTTTACGCAAGTCTTCTATGGGCTTACCCTTGTAGCGATAGCGCCAGCGATACTTTAGAGAGTTGCCACGTAGATAACCAATGTATTCATCGTGATTAAGCATACCCTCTATAGCATCAATACACTCTATACCGCCGCTGTTGTAATGTTCTGGCTTACTAACTGAGTCAAACTTAGTGCTGTTATCAGGTATGTTTTCACCAAACACTGGATGATCATTAGGTTCATTGTCCGGTTTGTTGTCCGGTTTATCTCCAAAGAAAGGGTGGTCATTACTAAATTCTTCCATCCACTCCCAGTCTTTCTTCCTGTTTACTTTGTTCCATTCTTCTGGCGTTGCATCATCAATACTTTTCATTGCATCTCCAAGTTAATCTTATCATTGCGTCTTCTAAACTCTTCAGTATTCCTTGCAGCCTTATCAATCCAACTGTCAGGGATACTATCCTCACTAAACCACCTGAACCCGTTAGCTGTAGCCCACTCACCGTGTGATCTTTTAGTACCATCCTTACGGCGCTTGGCTCCGGGCATAGGGGCTGATGGATTAGCAAACAAGAATACCAGTTCAGTGTTCTTAGGTAAGATCTTTTTTACCCACACATACTTGTTGTACTCTGCAAAGTCCCAGAACCTACCCTTAGATTCAAGAAGGATCTTCTTCCTGCCGATCTTTCTAACAAAGTCAGGCTCATACTTATGCTCAATAACATATGAAACATAGTCTGTATGATGCTCCCAATCTTTAAGGATTGATTCATGCAGCACAGCTTCCCATATAGAATCATACTTACTGCCATCAGGCTTCAAGTATTTCTTAGGTCTAGGTACTCTAGGCTTGCGCCATCCAGTTTTCTTTTTAGTACTGATGCTTTGCTACTCGCTCTAGTAGATTCATATTAATATCTTCTACAGCATGACCAAGCTTAACAAGCTTCTTAATGTTCTTACGTACCCACTTAGGGCTGTAGAAGCTAAGACGTAGGGTTTTATTTGTGTAGAAATAATCTGAAGGAGGAAGATACTGATAGATGTTAGAGGTATCTAACTTACTGTGATCTTCTTCAGGGATCAAAGTCTTCAACCACTCGACT